CCTGATAGATTCGATATTAAATTCATCGATTCCTCGAGACTATCAACAATCGCTCGATGCGAGACTCGGTTCGTTTTCAAATGCCTCTATGGATTTGTACATCCCGAAGAGAACACACTTCCGATGGATTATGGATCAGTAATGCATCTTGTGCTCCCTCATATGTACTCCGGGCAGACGGCGAAAGCTGTTGAGGTTTTCAATGAAGCGTGGGGGAGGTATGAGTATGGGGAAGGGGATCAGAAGAGGAATACAGCGCTTTCGATTGCGAGAATAATGGATTTTGTATCTAATCATTCTCCGGAGAATTGCCCGTATGAGATTCTGCACTTTGACTTCTCATCTCCGAGTGAGCTTATTAGTAAGAATGAGATCCCGTTTCTTATTGATATTGGAGCGATTTATCCATTTTGCGGGAGGATTGATGCAGCAGTTTTTCATAAGATTCTGAAGGCTATTTTCGCGTATGACTTCAAAACCAGTTCGGAAATATCTGCTCGGTATTTTGATGGATTTTGGTTTTCAAATCAAGCTGTCGGATATACCCTCGCACTTTCGCAGATATCAAGGAAGAAGATAACGGGGATGATGTATGAGGCAATGAGGGTTAGTAAGACAAATATTGAGAATCAAATGGGATTTGTTTATGTGAGTGATACGAATGTCAGGAAGTTTATTGAGGAAGCAAAGCTTACGAGCGCGAGGATTGAGGCGGCTAATGAGGCGAGGGTATGGAGGCAGAACAATGCGTTATGTTCTTCTTATGCAGCGTTTGGATTTCCATGTAAGACTTGTGAGTATAAATTGCTATGTGATTCTCCAGATTGGACGGATAGTGTAAGATTCTATCGAAGGCGGAAGCCGTTTGATCCGCTTGATGTTAAGGAGTAGATGATAAAAGAACTCTTCTATCTCGCAAAGAATAACATCAACGGAGGTATTGATGTGTATCGAGAGCCTCCGATTAAGATACTCCATGTTCGAGATGCGTGTGTTCACTGGAATGGGGAAAGCGTGATGAGGTTTTATCATCTTGAAAGGTTTATCCCAGCGCTCGAGCAGCCTCCAGGGACTTGTATGAAGGTGGAGGTAGAGAGTGTCGATGGTATGATTGTTATTAAAGTGCTTGATGAGAATGTTGAATGTAAGGTGAGTTATCACTGAAAAGAAAGGAGAACGATAATGAAACCATCAGACCTTCTTAAACTAAACTTCCCTCCAGTTATCCTCATCTACGGCCCGGCGGGAAGCGGAAAGACAGCTCTCGTGACGCAACTTACAGGAGCCTATGTATTTGATTTTGATGCCGGAGTCCGAACGGCGGCGACACTTAAGGATAAATTCTTCTCCGCTCGGCAGGGGAGAGATGATGATTTCTTTGATATCTATAAGGATCGGAATCCTCTCGAGCCAACTAAGTATTTTGAGGCGATGAAGAAGCTTAAGGAGATAGTTGAACTATGTGCGAAAAGAAAGTGGAATCACGATGCATGTATTCTTGATTCCCTCACGGGCTTATGCACAGCTGCGCAGCTTTATGTCCAGAGTCTTGGGGATAAAAATAATCCTTACAAGAATCCTCTTGCTCACATGGAGATTCAAAACTGGGGATCGTTAGTGGCAGAGGTGGATCGATTTCTTTTGCTTCTTCAAGCTCTCAACGTGCCTGTTATTGTGACCGCTCATGTTGATATGATTGAGAAAAGGAAAGATAACAAGATTACAGGAGAAACTGTTATAACGGATATGTTTCCATCAAGCGCGACCAAGAGACATGGGAGCAGGAAATTAGCAAGCCATTTTGATGAAATGTGGTATGCCAAGGAAAAGCCAGCAGGAGCGAATGCTATCAACTATACCGTTACCGGAAAGCCGACGGGGATTATCAGAGCTCGTACGAGGAGCTCTTTTGAGACGGTCGTGCATAATGAATGCGGGATGGTGGGGCTGTTGAAGATGATAGGGTATGAGTATGGAAAAGCAAGAACATAAAATAGGTTGGATAAAAAAGGAAGATGAGACACCGGAAATTGGGCAATTAATCTTAGTATTCTGGCCCGCCAGTGTGCATCCGGTAAGCAAGGAGAGACACGGAGCAGAAATTGCTTGCTTCAGATATGCAGAGAGTGAGGAATTTGGAAAGTGGTATCCTAAGTTTCTTTGGGGAAGTGGAAGATTTGGTCACAGCAGCACAAGTTTTGCAACTCACTGGATGCCTATACCATCATTTCCAGGAGAGATTTAAAAATAGTATGAGGAACAAACTCAAATCGAGCGCGAGCGAGCAAGCGCTCTAACAATCGATGCTCACGATTCTCGCTCATCGGAGCTACAAAAAGAAAGGAATAAAGATGATGTTGATTAAGATAACTGCTGAGGATCCGGAGGAGCTATTCAAGGCTCCGGAATTTCCTGTTCTACCTGCCGGGAAGCATCTCTTTCTCGTCGCTAATCAGATGGAGATCACGCAAACAAACACTGATCCTCCAAAAGATCAAATTCGTCTTGAGGCGAGGTGTCAGGACGATGATGAGAGCAAAGGAATGGTTGTGTTTGATGGATTTTTACTGTATAAGGATGCAATTACAGATAAGGAAATCACATCAAAGAAAATCAACGACGCCGCGCTTGCTCAGTTTGTCTGCGCGTGCGGAGTGCTCACTGTTGATCAGATGAAGGCTGGAGAAGAGTTTGATATTGAGGATCTCAATGGAAAGTTCTTCAATGCAGAGAGCGTCGTGAGGCTTGAGAATGTTTATCCAGAAGAGCTTGATGAGAATGGGAAACCGAAGAAAGCTCCGAAGGCGAGCATTAAGAAGTATCTGGTTCCGGCAGAAGAGGCAGCGGAGGCTACAACGTAGGCATAGTAGTTCTCCTTTAGTTCTCAGGGAGGCTTTTTATGAGTTTTAAGCCTCCTTGAGGATTTTTTTTGAGAAAGGATAGGAAGATGATTAAGAAGGATATCAGCACAGAGAGCTGGAGAAAGTATGAGTGGATTATTCCTGAAACAGGATTAGAAAGTATTGTGCTTATCAAAAATCCTCGGACGCTTTATTATGAAAAGGGATCGTCTTGCCATGTGGTGACAGCGTTTGATCCGGACAAATCTACAATGGAACTGATAGCTTATTGCGTTCCATCGGTAGGTCGGTATGGATGTTTTCTTACATGGGGAAAAGAGGATGGAAGTGATCCTGTTTTATTCGTCAGCGCGTCGAAGGAGGAGGAAGATGAAAGCTAAGATAATGGAGCTCGCGGATGTTGATGCGGGATACGTTTTTAAGTTTTTTAAGCATGGAACAGAGAAGGTGATCAATCCCTTCATGCTTCGCCTCTCGGATTGCTATGCCGAGCTTGGAGGAGCTTTTGATGGGGTTGAGATGCTTGATAGGAAGCAGATAAGTAGAAGTGAAGAGAAGGTAAAAGTGTATGGAAAGTTTAGTGAGCTATTTCATATTGTGAAATAGGAGAAAACAGATGAATAACGAAATAGATAACGAGCGCGATTACGTAGAAGATGAAGAAATAAAAAATGCGGATGATGTGATTGAGGAGCATCTCGATGATTCAGAAGAGGGATCGGCTGAGGAGTTACCTAAGGAGAAGCCTCTCCTAAATGCTTCTCGAATCTTCTCCTTCGGAACATACAAGCCTCTCTATGATATTCAATGCATAGATGAGGAGAGAAAGATATGGAAAGGACGTCCGATTGTTGAGCCTCTCGATAAGAAGGTTCCTGCTGCTATGGTTGAAAAGATGAGACAATCTTGGATATTCTTTCATCGAAATTATGATGATCGAAACGATTGGGACAGGTTTTATCGGGAGCATGAGATTGTCGATGAAAGCATAGCTGGGCAAAAGGTTCTGCTTGTTCCGAAAGAGAAGCTCTTATTCGCTTATGAGCCGCCGCCGGGGGCGGGGATTATAATCCCAATGGCGGGAGTGATTGGGAGGGGATAAGGATGAAGATCAAAATCAAGGATATTAAGATTGAGCGCTCTAATCAAGATACTCAGCGAATCCGTAAGGACTTCGGAGACATCCAGGAGCTGGTTGAGAGCATCAAGAAGCATGGACTCATCCATCCGATTGTGGTTGATGAGTGTAAGGATGATTCTCAATATCTCTATACTCTTGTCGCAGGGGAGAGGAGACTGATGGCTCATCTTTACGCTGGATTAACCGAGATAGATGCTACCATTCGATCTGAGCTATCATCTTTCGAGAGAAAAGAAATCGAGCTCGAGGAAAATGCTCGGAGAAAAGATCTCTCTTGGATGGAGAAGAACGAAGCTCTTCGGCAACTTGATGAGCTGAAGCGAGCTATTCATGGGACGAGACTCCCAGGGGATGCTGGAAAGGGAGGATGGACGATCCAAGATACCGCGAAGCTCGTAGGACTTTCTCTTGGAACGGTTTCGCAGGATATTAAGCTTGCAATTGATTTGAAAGATGATCCGGAGCTAAGGAAGAAAGTATCAGGGATGACAAAGCAGGTAGCGAGGAAGACGATTGAGAGAGAGAAGGATGCGAAGAGGATGAGGAAGAGGATTGATAGCGGAGAGATATCTGTTGGATCGAGGCTTATTCTTGGGAGGGCTGAGGAGAAGATTGTTGAGCTTGAGGATCAATCAGTTGATTGCTTGGTGACTGATCCTCCATTCGCGGTTGATGCGATTTTGGACGTTGAGAAAGGAGCGCTCAGCGGTAGTTATGCAGGAGAAGCAAATGTAGGAGATATAGATGTAATGCAGGCATGTTATGAAAAGTTATTTCCTCAGCTTCGACGCGTGATGAAACCAGGAGCGCATTTTTATATGTTCTTCGGAATCGATTGGTATAAGGAGCTGCTGGGAATGTTTAGTAAACATGGATTCATCGTTCATGCTGTGCCTCTTATATGGTCTAAAGGAAGGGGGACGATGATTCCGAACCCGTATCATTATATCCCATCCTATGAGTTTATTCTCTTCGGAATGAGAGAGCCAATGAAGAGAACGCTGGCGCATCCGATCCGAAATTGCTTCACAGAGTTTCCAGCTGATGCTCCGCAGAAGCGAGTTCATCCGCTTCAGAAACCCTTTGAGCTTATTAAGATGATGATCGAGAACTCAACTGTTCCGGGGGAGACTGTTCTTGATTGCTTTGCAGGATCGGGGATTGTGCTTAAGGTAGCGGATGCGCTTGGGAGGAAGGGAGTGGGGTTTGAGATGGATGAAGTTAATTATTATAAGGCTCAACAATTCCTTTGTGAGGATCAAAAATGCACATAAACACAGGCTTGAATTGGTCAAATGTCAGGAATTTTTAATGGGGAGAATGAAATGGTATATAGGATGATAAAAAACTGTCTTGAGGTAGCAGCCGTTCTTGTGGCTCATGCATCAGGCCGCGAATTGAAACAAGTTGAGTGGAAAATAGCTTTTAGTCTATGGATGAAGGTACATGATTTTCTTTGTGATATTAAACCGAAAGAAGAATAACATGTGGAAATGGAATAAATACGATAGATGGTACTTGTGGCCTGAGCTATGGATGGTTGCGGCGTTTATAGGTTTTCTATGTATAGTCTTTATGCTATTAAGCAGGGCTTTGAAAGGATAGAAAATGGACTTATGCAAAGACCATGATGCTTGTATAGTAGTTTTTGATGAGTTAAGAATCTTGAAAGGATGTCCTCTATGCATTTTGGAGGGAAAGTTCATTGAGCTTGAAAAGAAGTTCGATGAGCTCGAGAAAGCAAGATCGAGGATGAGTTTTGCGTTGGCTGATAAGGAGAAATGAGGAATGATTTGTTCTGACATCGGGCCGCTTGACGCCTCTATGATGCTAATCGGAGAAGCTCCAGGTCGTGAGGAAGAGAGAGTCGGAACTCCCTTCATCGGCCAGGCAGGATCGCTTCTCAAATCAATCTGCATAGCAAGCGGTATCAATTTCTACAAATGCTATGTTACGAACATCTCTCCCGAGCGCCCTCCGAACAATAACTTCGGATATTTTTATGAGGACGCTAAGAGGAATGTTCCGAAAGCGTCGCTCCGGAAATGCTGGTTTGATCTTGCGGATAAGATCAATCGATTAAAGCCTAAGGTTGTTGTATGCTTGGGAGATGAGCCTCTCCGAGCGGTCACGAATCTTAGGGGGATTGGATCATGGAGAGGAACAAGGATTGAGGCTCATGGAACTCGCGTGATAGCGACTTACCATCCAGCGAATGTCCTTAGGAATTATTCGAACCGAGTGATTGCGGAGATGGATCTCTCGAAAGCTCTTCGAGAATCGAAAGGACTTGATTATCAGAAGCCTGAGACAATTATAGCTCCGACGATCTCTGATGTACTCAGTTGGATGCAAAGTGCTCGGATGAATGGATCTCGGATAGCGTTTGATATCGAGACGTTCGGGACTCTCGTGAGAGCGATTTCATTTGCTCAGCGAAGCGGATATGGAATAACAGCTATCTCGATTCCTTTTATCAGGATGATATCATCTTCTCCAACATCCTTTGTATCCAATGGAACGATGCTGAAACAGATTGGAGGGAGATCTGAGATAAATTATTGGAGCAAAGGGGATGAGGAGCTTGTGTTACAGGAGATAGCAAGTGTTCTTGAGCACAATCAAATCGAGAAAGTAGGCCAGAATTCAATCCACTTTGATTCTCCGCTAATCGAGCTCAACTTCGGCATCAAGACGCTTAATCACAAGATGGACTTAATGCACGCGTGGCATGTTCTCTATGCAGCGCTCCCAAAGAGCCTTAGCTTCATTTGCTCAGCCATCACTGATCATCCAAACTATTGGACTCAGCATGATTCTCAGGTTGATGAGAGTGAGTGGTATTATAATGACATGGACTCTGTTGTTACTCTTGAGGCCTCAGAAAAGGTTGATGAGGAGTTGATCTCTGAAGGGCTCGCTGATTTTTATTACTCTCACGTTCATCCTCTTGTGGTAGCTCTCTTGAAAGCTGAGAAGCGAGGGATTCTCTTCGATGCCGAGGCAGCGAAAGGGATGAAGAAAAGACTCGAAGAGAAACTTGCTGAGACTCATGCTCAAATCAACACAATCACAGGACGAGACGTTAATCCAGCAAGCCCCAAGCAAATGAAGGAGCTCCTTTATGACGAGCTCAGGTTTCCGGTTATTCGGCATCATAAGACTAAGAAACCAACTACTGATGAGAACGCTCTCCAGAGGCTTCATGCTAAGTATCCTAAAGAAACTGTGCTGAGGCTTATTATCAATCATCGAAAGACTCAAAAGCTTATATCCACCTACGTTGATGTAAAGCTTGATCCGGATGGAAGATGTAGATGTAGCTATAACGCGAGCGGAACGATAACAGGGAGGATTAGCTCATCTAAGACGCTCTTTGGAACGGGGATGGATCTTCATAATATCCCCGTAGGCTATGTTCCAGGCTCCGAGAGTACTCGGCATCTTTATGTAGCAAGCCCGGGATGCTCGCTTGTGAAGGGAGATTTGAAGCAAGCGGAGGCTATGGTGGTTGCTTGGATTCTTAAGAGCCTCGGAGATCCGATGCTTTTTGATTATTATCACGATCCATCTTTTGATATCCATAAATGGTGCGCAGCAAATTTTGTGTATCTTATTCCGGAGGATCAGGTTACTCCGATACAAAGGCAGCAAGGAGGAAAGCTTGCTAATCATAGCGGAAATTACATGGCTGGGCCGGGAGTAATGGAGAGGAGAGCGCTTCAGATGGGGTATGAGGGGTTTACTTATCAATTCAGCAAAGCTGTTCTTAATAGAAGGATAGAAGGAATCCCGGGGCTGAGGGTCTGGTGGAGCGATGTAGAGAGGAAGATCAAGGAGACGAGGACGCTCTCTACATGCTTTGGTCGAAGGCTCCATTTCTTTGGAAGGCTCGAGGGAGAGGAGCTAAGGAGTGCTGTGGCGTTTGAGCCGCAATCGACAGTAGGAGATGTTTGTAATGAGATGTTTATTGAGCTATCAAAGGAGCCTGAGAAATACCAACCTGTTTTGACAACTCATGATGAGATAGTCATTGAAACGAGGGATGAGCTTGTTCCCTGGGTAGCAAGAACGATGCAAAGAGTATCAGAAATTTCTCTCAATCTAAGGCCAAATGTGGAGCCGCTGATGATTCCAATTGAGATAGAGGTAGGTAAAAATTGGAAGGATACGAAAGAATGGTATGGCAAGATGTCTTGAATGGAATATTTGAACTCGCCGGAGGTCTTTTTATTCTGCTGAGTATTTTCAAACTTCATAGAGAAAAAAAGGTGCGAGGAGTCAGCTACATACATGTAGGGTATTTCACCGCATGGGGATATTGGAATATTTATTATTATCCGTATCTTGATCAATGGTTGAGCTTTGTTGGATGCTTAGCCGTTGTAACGATCAACTCATTTTGGCTGGGGCAAATAATTTACTACACTATTATGGAGAAAAGAAATGATTAAAAAAGTGTTTCTTGATATGGATGGAGTTCTCACAAATTTCCATAAGGGAGTATGTAAGACGTTTGATTATCCATACATACTTGACGAGATGATAAGGTACGATTTTTGGGAGGATTGGAAGGAAAAGAAAGTAACGAGACGAGATGTCAATGATATATGTAATCAACTTTTCTGGGAGGATCTCGAGTGGATGCATGATGGAAAGGAGATTTTGAAGATTGTTGAAGAAGCTTATGGAAAAGAAAATATCTTTATTTTCACTCAGCCTATGCCTAATGTAGGATCCTGGACAGGAAAGAGGATATGGATTGAGCATATGGCTCCGGATTACAAGAAGCAATTGATAGTGACTCAAGCCTCAAGAGCTTTCTTTGCATCGCCTGATACTCTTCTGATTGATGATAAACAAGAAAACGTGGATGAGTTTATCAAGGCCGGAGGGAATGCGATTCTCATTCCTCGTCCTTGGAATCGATTGCTGAGGCATAAGGTTATTCCGCATTTGGAGAAAGAAATAAAGCATTATGCAACTCGAGATTTCCGAACGGAAGCAACTTTTTCCGAGGCAGAAATAAGAACATTTACATCAGGAGCCACACGAGACACCGCTGAAGGAAAGCCTAGTTATATCAAAGCTTTATCTCCCATCGTATTACAAGGTTATGTGGAGTACATCGGCAGACATCGAACTCAATCAGATGGAAGCGTTAGGGATTGGGATAACTGGAAACAAGGAATACCTCAGGATGTATATCTCGATGGTTTGGGAAGGCATGAAATGGCTGTTTGGTTGCTGTGTCATGGGTTTCCTGCATCCGATAATCACGGCCCTGTGACGCTAAAGGATTCCCTTTATGGGATAATCTTCAATGCTCAGGGTATGTTGCATGAAATTTTGAAGAAAGAGATAGAATGCCTCGAAAATGCTCCTCAGGCCTAATCGAAGAAATCTGTAAGTTCTACGAGAACACGGAGGTTCCTGCGGTATTCGCTCTCTGGAGCGCTATCTTCGCCGTCAACGCGTGCTTGAAGAGAGATTGCTTCATCGATCAAGGACATTTTACGGTCTATCCGAATCTCTATATCAATCTGACCGCTGGGAGTGGAGTATGTAGGAAATCCACAGCCGCGTATGTCCTGACAGATTTATTACATGAAGTTAATCCTGCGATCAATATTCTTTCTCAAAGAATCACTCCTCAGGAGCTCATCGGAACGCTCAGCAAGAAGAACATTAAAGATAAAACAATCATCCTCAACGAAGCTGTAGGATGTTTTATCGCCGACGAGCTATCAACACTCATTGATAAATCAAACGAGATGAAGGTTCTTATTCCAATCCTTACAAAGCTCTATGATTGTAAGGATTTTGATTACTCTACTCGAAAATACGGAAAGGAATTGGTGCAGAATCCGTGTCTCTCGATCTTCGGAGGATCGACGCTTGAGTGGATCAAGGAAGCCTTTCCTACCCACGCGATTGGAGGAGGCTTTACGGCGAGATTTATTTTTCCTTATCGAGAAGAAAGAGATAAAAGAATCGCATGGCCGAGAGGGAATCCGGAGAACACAGAGAGATTTAAGAGGATCGTGCATGATTTAAATCAAGTAGCTTCGATGAGGGGATCAATGGGAGTCACCGAGGCCGCGATTGATTTGTATAGTGATGAGTATAATAGCTTCCTCGATGGAGACATGGCGAATCAGAGCTTGACATCTCGATATGCGGCAAGGAGACATGTGCATTTGCTCAAAGTCTCAATGGCCGTTTCCTCATCCAGTCGGGATACTCGGGAGATTACAAAGGAGGACATGTGGAAGTCAATGAAGATAATTCGAGGCTCGGAAGCGAGGAGGAACGCGATTATGAGGAGAATAATCGCTGAGCCTATTGGAGACATGTGTGAGCATGTGATGTCGCTCATTATATCAGCGAAAGAGGTTAGGAGGGCGGATCTTATTTATGAGATGAGGCATCGGATTTCACATAAGGAGCTTGATGTGATTCTTGAGGGATTCAGTGAGAGCGGGAGGGTTAAGAAGATTAGGAAGTCTGATGGATGGTGGTATAGACTGGTGATGAAGGAGAAGGAGAATGAAGGATCGAATGCTTACGTTTGAGGAATAGAAAGATGATATACAATATTCATACAATAATCATTGATCCAAAATTTCAGGATTTATGTAAAAAAGCTTATTATAATCATCCAAAAGGATGTCCAAATTATGGAAGAAAGAAAGAATGTCCTCCGAAGCAAAAAATGTTTTTTGATGTTTTTGATTCAATCTTTTATTTGATTTTCATAGAATTTGATTTAGGAACTCATGTGAAGAGGATGCAAAGTTTGCATCCAGAATGGACAGATAGACAGTTGAGGTGCTGCCTGTACTGGCAAGGCACAGCAAGGAAAATGCTTAAGGAAGAAATCATCAGATTCAAAAAGCTTTTTCCTAATCACCATGTCACCGATTGTCCCGAAGCTATGGGAGTGAATGTCACGGATTTGATGAAGGATAATGCAGATATTGATTTAGAATGGCCTCCGGTTGCATGCGTGAGAAAAGTGGCCATCGGAGGATTGATAAAATTAAATAAAGCTATTTCAAAAAGTGAAATGGAGGAATAGAAAGATGGGTAATAATGATGAGAATGAAATAATCAAACTCTTGTGCTTAAGCTGCAAGGAGAGCTGCGAGGGAACTTACAGAGAACTCTTTGGAGATCTACCAAGTCTCGCGGGAGCGCCCAAGACGGTCTGTAAATGCGGAGGAAGAATTTGCTTGGAGATGACGGGGAAGTATCGAGAAGAAAAAAGAGAGGAATAGAAAGATGAAAAATGAAGAAACTTTAATAATAAATGATCCAAAAGATCGAATAACAGTTGCAGGTATCTTAGCTGAGAATAATTACATTGTAACAGTCAGGGATTTCTATGAGCCCGACACATGCACACCTTTTTATTTTATATTCTATGTTAAAAGGAATATACCTAAGCATCTTAAACCCTCAGGATAATTAATTACAAGAACTTTGATGAAAAAAGAGATGGGAAGGGAGCTTAGCTCAACCTTCCCATCTTGCGACAAAGCAGCAGAGAGCTAATAGCTCGTTGCTACGTCTTTTGGCTTAATTACCTTCATAAAGATCATTCGGATCAAGGCCTCTGATCCAAATCACCGCTCCAGTAACCAGCGCCGGCTGTCCTTCCTCTATGTATGTCTCAGGCCCGACGTTGTAGCCTGCATGCGGAGCCGGCTGCCCAGCGATTATCGGAGATATCCTGAAGTCACCTCTTTGACATCCTGACATCAACAACATCACAGCCATTGGAAGCAGGATTCTTTTAATTGCCTTTACCATTTTTTGCTCCTTTCAAGATTAAATGATTTTTTCCATTCGATTTTCTTACCCTTTGGTTGCTCCTTTCCAAACACCATGTATTGGATTTTCTCATGGAGTTCTCGATTTCGATAATCAAAAGGCTTTTGATATTGCTTGAGATATTCTTCCTTCGCGTATTTGATAGCAAGATCATAAAGATAAACCCCATCTCGATTCTTTTGAACTTCGTATCCTCGCTTCATCACCTCGGCGAGAGGAATGAACATCTCGAGATTCTTAGCTCCGTTTGCTACCATCTTCGCAGCGGTTGTATGGAAGTCCTCTCCTTTTTGTTCAGCTTGATGAAGAATAAAGGCATTCTCATCCAACAGCTCGACGACTTTTCCGAATCCAGGAGCAAGCAAGCTCGGCCCGAAGATGAGCTTCCACAGTCCATACGCACTTACTCCGGTGATAGCGAGGCTCAGGGATTGAGCTATGCTCGTCCCGGCGAAGAGTTTGATGAGGGTTTTGAATCCATCGTATGCTCGGCGAGCGTTCTTAGATGTAGGATTGTGAGCGTAATCAGCGATCGGCTCGAGACCATTTTTAATCGCTATGTTCATAACTCCTCGAGGAAAGGTCAGGAGTCCGAGAGTCACTCGCCCCGTCGGAGTCATCTCTTGGAGGCTCCGGAGGAGAGGGTTGTATCGGAAATTAACGTTCTCAGTCTTGTACTCTGCATATCGACTCATGAATTCCGAATAATCCTCATTCTCAAGAAGGCTCATCATCTCCATCGATTGACCGGGAGTAATGGTATTGAGTGCTAATCGATTCCAGAGCCCTTGAGCACTAAGCTTTCCATCCCGAAATTGCTTAATATTTCTTTGAACTATATCATAAGCTAAAGGCCATACAGCTTTTCGATTACCCTTATCTGTGACACCGGGAGTGATAGCAAGCATATCAATAAGCGTTCCAGCCTTGCTTGTCATCTCGAGCCCTCCAGCCTCTTCAGATTTCATAATGAAGTGTCGATAGAATGATCGATCTTCTGAGACGGTGCGATTCCAATAATCTATGAACTTCTCAGCGGCATCAGGATTGTTCTTCATCCAATCTCGAGCTTTGCTCATGTCGCTGAATGATCGGATGGATTTTCCGAGCTCCACCATGTTGAACTGCGAAGGATCAAACGCTACATTCTGAAGAAGCTGTCTCCAAGCGAACCAGAGGGAGCCTGATGGATCAAACACGAGATGGCTTCTCCAGAAGAATCGATTGACATCTCGGAAGCTCTTGATAATCGGAAGTGTCTTAGGCATGATGCCTCGGAGAGCTCGATCAGCATCTCGCATCATTCCAAGATCCTCTTTATTCGGATTAGTTGATCGAAAAGCTTCCCAGAAGCTCATTCGTTGCTCGTATGTTGATGCGAAGGCGGACAGCCTATCAAGATGTCGAAGAACATCAAGAGCAGCGTTTGTGCTGATGATTGGAGCCCCCTTTGCTCTCCGCGCTTTTAGCTCACTCGGAGCTTCCGTCGTGAGCTCCCCAGCCTCAGGAGCTTTTCCGAAGATTTCCTCAGAGATTGATCCCTCATAGATATCACCAGCGAGCTCTCGTCCTTCACTCATGTAATACCGCTTTCTCGTCCCCCATTCTTGAGTATCAAGCCACTCAGCAAGCTGTCCAATATCTCGAGCGGCTCGTCCTTCAGAAAGTGCGCTCACCGGAGCATCCGGAGGTTTCTTCTCTCGCATTAGCTTCTGAGCTTTCGATATCTGCTTATCAGTCGGAGTCTTTCCCTCCCGATGGAGCTTGTTAAGAATCTCCTCCCCAATCCTCGCATGCCGATCCCATACAAGGAATCTTCCCCACCGGACGAGGAACGGAGCGTATTCTTGGAGCATGCTATCAAGTTCCACCGCAAGAGCTTGAGTCTTGGAGCTCATGTCATTCCACATGTTCAATCGGAGAGCTTCATCCTCCTCATTGAGCCAATTAGCAATTTTTGTGCTCTTAGCTTTATTCGTGACGATTCCAAGCCTATGGACTTTAGCATTTCGAATCGCGGTCCACATTTGCTCTTCGTTTTTGTAATTCCATCCTTTAACAGTGGATACCATGTTGCTCCATTGGCGGCGGAGAGGAATTCCTGTGCGTCGCTCGGCTTTGTCGAGAGCGTAGGAGATTGATTGATAAGGATTAAGAATGTTCGCTTCTCCCTCTTTTTTAATCTGACGAGCGGTCTCACGTCTCAGGTATCGAGAGTGATTAAGCATATCCCGATACCAAAGGGCTCTTCGCCCATCGATATCAGGAACGTTTGGATTCTTGGGAACTCCTCCGAGCTTTTGAGAGTAAATCATGGATTTGTTATAAGCCTCGGTTGATCCTGCGGCCTTTCTAATTCCAGCCATTTGAGTTTTTGACATTGAGGGATCAACGAGCTTATCAGGCTCCTTTGTAATGCTCTCTGTTTTCCAGGTATCCATGTATCGATAATTATCGAGAGCTTTGAGGAGATCATCAGCATCCTCAGACGTGAGAGCGTCGATGTCCTCGATACCGGTTATCTGCTTGGAGAGAGCGATTAGATGCTTTTGCTCAAGACCTCTTCCTACAGCGGTTCGGATTATTTTATTCTTCTGCCCAATGGATGCGGGAGTCACAATTATCTCTTGGAGATCAATGAGAGCATCCTTCGCAAGCTTTACGCCGTTTGCTGCATCTTCCTTCACGAGCTCGAGAGGCATTCGGAGGTAGGCATTAGTTGGCTCTGGCTCAGCCGGAGGCTTTACAGCTGTAATTATCCTTGTCTTTGCCCTTTGTTCAATCACGCGAAAATCGACATCTATCTTTAATCCTGCGTCCTCCATTTGCTTTATAATAGTATTATTGCCCTCTCTAATCTCCCAGTAATTATCAGTAGTTTCCCAATTTGCAGAAAGGTTATAATCCGCCCACTCCTTACCAGCAATTGAAATTGTCCTAATTACAGCAGGCACAATTTCTTTCGTATCTACCCAGTCCTTGATAGGAACTCCATCAACATATACTTGATTACCTCGATTTTTAATAAAAGCAACAACAGCTATTTCTTTCTCTGTAAAACCTAAGTTTTTTGCTATTGTTATCTCATCTTTCTCGATCTCTGCAGCAGCCGGAGCAATCTTTCCTGTTGCTTTCAGCAATCCTCTTCTGGCAATCACGAGAGAGCCATGCAGAACTTTATCATCCGGCTTCGCGCGGAGAGCTGATTCTATCTTCACTATCTTATCCTCATAATAAGCAGCGGCTATAATATCTTCCTCAGGAATTTTCGCTGCTCGAGCGGCAGGAGGTCTGGCTCCTGGAGCTTTCATCTTCGCAAGCGGATACTTCCCAAACTCCTTTACAGGAGGAGGAGCTTTCTTTACAATTTTTCCTCCAACGGATTCATAACCAAGAACTTCAGGTTTAATTCCTCCATATTTTATTCTCACAGCATCCCATCGCGTCCTATCTCCTGTTTTCGCATAATGCTTTGCCGCAGCATTCACCTCAGCTCGGGCAGGACGAACTTGAGCCTTTGGAAGAGCTCGGAATTTGCTAATAAACTTAACAAACTTCGATACTCCAACTGCTCCTGCTCCAAAAAGAACTCCAATTCCCCCTTCAAAATGAATTCCCTCAATATCAATCGGATCACCTGTTGATATCTTCTGAGCAATTTCCTCAACGGTTGCTCGAGTACCAAATGTAACTCCGCTGGCTAAGATAGTCTTGAGAGCTATTTTCGCAGGAATTTTTGCTATCACAGGCCCGACTGCAGCTCCAACGGTGCTCAAGCTCGTGATGAATTTGGCAGCCTCTCCTGCTCCAACCTCTCTTGGCGTAGGAGTAAACCCTGTAAGGGTATCAAGAGCCTCAGCGAGAGTATCCTCTTCTGATATCTTGGATGCTATGATATCAGGAATATAAAGCCCCAGGCCTGATGCTGCCTCAGCTAAATAATGAATGCCAAGTTGTCCGAGCCTTTTTCCTGGCTCATAGAATGGAGATTTCTCAAGCACCTCAGTAATCTTGTTTCGAATCCTCTCCTTCAGCGAAGGACTCCATACCTCAAGAGAAGGAGCCTCAGGGAGAGTTGTCTTGACTGTAAGGTCATCGAACACACCCTCTCCTGTAGGCTCCTTTGTTAGATCATCAAAAACGCCAGAGCTTTTTTTCTCTAAATCTGTAAAGATTCCTGGCATTATTTCTCTTTCTTCTCATTGTAATGATCAATCAATTCCTCAACCGTAAAGCCTTCAGCCAACCGCTCATGAGCACTCAATAGGTCTTCTCTATCGAGCTCCGGAAACATCTCTATGAGCTTCTGAACGCCTGCAGCGATATCCAATGGGCTGATGTCGTTCTCCCGAGCTTTTTCATAAATAGCTGCTGTCTCATCTGTCGTTAACATAACGGCTCCAGGTTTTTCCTCTTTCTTCTCAGGAGCCTTTGCTGGAGCAGGCTTAGGCTTAGGAGCGAAGATTCCCTCATCAGGGAATCGATCCTTTCGCTTGAAGATATCCCAAAATCCGCCTTCTTTCTTCTCAGGAGCTTTTGCTCCTGTGAACTTTTCAACTGCACCTTTTCTTACAGTATCAGCGCCTTTTTTTCCAAGCACTTCTGTAAAGAGAGTTCTTAGCTCCGGATCTGCCACAGCACCAAGAAGGCTCTCGGTAAGTGCTTGATTGAATTTCATAATTCCGAGCTGTTGATTCTGAGAAGAAATCATCGTTTGAAGCTGCTCGTTCTGAACTCGAATCGCGGCAAGTTGATCTCTGAATGCTTGATTCTGATCAATCTTAAGCAGATAATTCCGTGCGATGTCCTTGTCCTCTTCACTTCCCCCTCGGAGTCTTTTAATCTCATCAAATGTCGCTTGAGTTATTCCAACTTCAGCCTCAGCTCCGAACACCTGAGCTCTCTTAAGGGCTTTCTCATATCCGAGGAGCTCCTCATTCTGCATCTTATCAATCATCGCGTTGTAGTAACCTGTGTATGCTTCCTTAAGAGGAGCCTCATACATCTTCTTAAACTCAAGCTCCTCCTTCCTCGCTTTTCGCTGCTCCGAGAGGCTCGAAAGCTGCATCAAAGTTTTTGCTAATTCAAACCCGTTTGACATTTTTATTTATCTCCTTTCTTCTTCAATAACTCCAGGGATTAACATCCCAAGTCTGGCTTGGAGTGTATTGAGAAGGAAATGATGAAGGCGAGCTTTGCATAAAGCTGGCGAAGGAGCCAGCTCCAGCGCCTCCTCCAAATCCTCCCGCCAGGCTGAATCCTGCTACCGCTGGCGCAATAACACCTGCAAGCTCAGAGAATTCCGACGGCCCTCCAGGCGACATTACTCCTGATATCGTAGGCGCTGTAGCAAGAGATTGGCTGCCTGTTAGGATGTTCGCAATAATCGCTTGTCTCTGAAGATCCCGACCAAGCATTCCCTCCCTCGATGTCTCAAGAGAGCTAAAGAGAAGAGGATTAACTCTCGTTGTAAGGAATTCTTCCCCCGCTCGCTGTACTCCTCTAAATCGATCCCTTGAATAAAATGCTCCAGGTAGATTAAACCCTTCTGTTACAACCGGAGCAATCACATCTTCCCACATCCTCATCGCGGGGGTAGCGAAGTAAATCTTGAAGTCCGCAAGGATATCTTCTCTATAATCCCCCTCTCTTTCGAAGATTCTTTTAAGCATCTCCGGAGCAGCTTCTCCGAAGATATCTGAGAGGCTTTCTCCGAACTCTCTCTGCCAGGGCTGTGTCGTCTGAAATGTCTTTAATTCTGGCTTGTCTCGAGTGAAAAATCCCATTTTTCTTTATCCCTTCTACTTAAAAAATATTTAATCTTGATCAATCGGAGCCGCTCCGCCTACTATCTGAGGTGTCCAGATTATTGTTGGAGTCTGATTAATATGTGTTATTTCAAAATATTTTCCGTTTCCAACGAAGAAAGATACACCAGGCCAAGCGTTAACTCCAGCATTGGAATGTACATTTACACCTGCTCCAGCCGGATCATCGGTAGTATGAACATATCCTCTAAGCCAGGCACTGTTTTGAGTTTCAGTCCACGCTGTTACATAGCCAGCAGTTTGAGTGAGATAAGCGTGAGCCTTTAACATGGCATTAGATTCTGAATCTAGATTAGTCGGAACATCACCATCAAACAAAGCAATTTGGGCATCAATATAAGCTTTAGTTCCTTGCTCGCTGTTAACAGCTTTATCAGAATCACTTGCCATGTCATCTTCATCAAGAAATCCTGCTCCGTCAGCTGAGAACTCCTGAAGTGTAACGGCTGATAAGTATGATGCTCCAAGCGAGACTTCTCGAAGTATCTCCTGCATCCTCAGCAGATAATTCCTTGTCTCCTCATTGATGGACTCCGGAATAATCGGAAACGAAATCTCTTTTTGCACTACATCAGCCATCTCTAACTCCTCGCTGTCTCCAACACGAACGATGTATGCATGTCATCTCGAACCTGGAGATCAGATGACGAATCCTGATGAAAACGATATCGAATCTTCCGGCTAACGTGATCAAGAGGAAGCCTGCTGACTGTCCATGCTGTTGTAAGAGTAACTGGAGAATTATCAAACTCCGTCCACGTTACTCCTTCATCATCAGAATAAAAAACGCTGACGGTTCCACCTGCTAATATCGATTTCGCTGCAAACGTAAACCACTCCCATCGACCGAAATGCTCTTCCTTATCAACCGTGATATCCTGTGTCTGATACTCGCACTCGATATCCGCATCATCATCTTTTCCAAGCGCCTCATCATGCTGAAAAACATACCCATCGCTGCTTAGTGATATCATCAACGGATAACTAGATTCCCCAAGCGAAGCATCGCAATGAAATGCTCCTTCGTCACAATAGATCCCTGCCATTTGTGCGCTGTCGCAATAAAGAGTTACTTGATTCTCATGCATCGCAATGGATTTGATATCATCTTCAAACTCAAAATACTCCCAGGGCTGCTCAAGCTGTCCTCGGTTCAAACAATACGCAGCCTTGGCATAAGTATCCTGAGCCCTTGGAAATACAAAGTATGATCGATCTTTCCCCTCATCATATCCGCAGACAACCTGAGCTTTCTTCGAGCTATCGAGCTCGTTGAAGAATGATTTCTCAATGTTCTTTCCAATTAGATTTAGCTGCGATCCACCTATGTACTCGTATATCCTTTGATCAGTTCCAATAAATTGATGCCGATTTGTGAGCACAACGATTGCTTCTGCGACGAGCAATCCTGTTCGATAGATGAGCGTTGGATATAGAAAAATTATGCTTGATCCATGATACCTGCAGGTCGTGATGCTCCTCGTTGAATAGAGGATCAAGTCCGCTCCGAGCTTGGATGCTTGGATGAGCTTTCCCACTGAATCTGTCAAATAGCTAAGCCCACTCGTTCCGCCGGAGAAATCATCGATATCTCCAACGTCAGCATGCGCAACGCTCCTTACATTCTGATCTCCGTTGTTAAAGTTGATGAGTATGAAGTGATTCCAGAATTCCGCAATCGCTACGCAATTTACGAAGCTCGAGTACCCATGGATAAGAGTAGCGAGGACATCATCTGTGTCTCCCTCATAATAAAACAAGTCATCAACACCGTTTGATATAATTTGAGCAAGTCCTCCGTTACTTGTGAACTCGATGATATCGGTAGCAAGGGCGCAGGACACAGACTTCGCTACATCTCCCGCCATTTCATCGTAGGCTCGAATGTCATCGAGTCGAATGATCGCTTCATCCGCTATCGTAGCGTTTGCGTAGATTGAGCAGGAAATAACAGCATTAAAGTCCGTGAGAGTTTTTGCTAAGCATACGAATTTCCATGTATCAGCAACGAGAGCTGTCGTTAAGCACTCTACATACGTTCCTGTTTTCTCCCCTGATGCGTGATTTGATTCACTCACGACTATCTCAAGAGCATTTGCTGCGAGATCGATGCTTGATTTGATCCAGAATCCGATGTGAGTCATTAGATGTACATCAACAGAATCGATATCCTTATACGCAAGCTGATCACCATCAGAGCGCTCGGCATCAAGGGTCATCTTAGCAGATTTTGTTCCTCGAATCTTGTCGGTATCATCATGTGCAAGAGTAACATTCGTCCCAGCTGTCCATCCGGTGTTGCAATCATCAAGATCGATCGATGGAGTTATTTGTAGCCAGAGGTTATCATCCGTCTGATACTCATACGCATGCGAGGTCGTGATGGCGAGAGTATGAATGACTCCTCGAGCATCGATGTATTCGACGAGCTTCGATCCCGTTCCGCTCAAGGGAAGGTTCGTCCCGAGCTTGCTGTACCCGAGCCTCTTCCTCACTCGTCTCGGCTCAATGATCATATTAAGCATAAAGGGCGTAAAGACTCCCTCCAGGCTCGTGGGCTCGATGTCTTTATTAATGCCTCCTCGAGCAATCGGGATTGGAATCGTTATTAGATCCTTGCTGACAGCGTTTATATCCATTTATGCTTCCTGATCAACTGGTTTGCTTAAGGCTCCAAAAGATTTCCAATAAATAGTTATAGCGCCCGTAGCAGGGGATGTTAGCTCAAAATATTCACCTTTCGATACCAAGAAGGAAATACCATGAACTGTACCTGCTGTACTATCATCATCGCGCCTAATTAGTGTCCCTTCACCTGCCGGGTTATCTGTAGAGCCAACAAAACCCTGTATATTCGTAGCTCCCGCCGTTACTGTAACATAAGCGGTAACGAAGCCATCCGTAGCCGCTAAGTAAGCATGAGTCTTCAACATCGCATTACCATCAGAATCCTCATTTGTATATGCGCTCAAGGACGGCCCAACAACTTCGAAGGCTGATCCTGTCCATCTTTTCAATAGCGGAGGATCAAAGTTATCATCAAGCCAAATCCTTCCTCTATCAATCGCATTATCTGCAAGAGCCGTTGCTCCATCAGGACGATTTGTAGGTGTGGATGATCCCTCATAAGCCACAGCCGAGCCGCTCGAATGCTCACTCCCTGTAGCATCTCCATCTTGAGGAGTCTCGTGCTCCATATCAAGCTGATCTTTACAGCTATTTTTTAGCTTCCGTATCTCCGTCGGAACATCGCTGATGAGCGTGTGATCCAGAGGATAGCTGATATTCCATTCGTTAGCCATTATTTATCCCTCAAAGCAATCGCTGCGAGATTATCAACTTGACCTAGAACCTGCCCGGCGTCACAAAACTTGCATGCGTAGTTTATCAACGGACGTAGCATCTGAAGCGCGGCCCTTGTATTTAGATTGGTATCCTTCTCAGCATCATTCGCCCATTCATTGAAATGAACCATTAGATTTTTCTCAATGTGCTCTCCAGCGCCAGCACAGTTTACATCAGTCTCTGCCATTATTCTTTCCTTTCTATCTATTTCAAATGTTGAAATAGATCTCTTACTTAACATCATGTCCACCATCTCGTTTCCCCGTAATCATCATGCCCTGTTATTAAATTCTTCACGCTCACTCCCGCCGCATGCTCCGACGGCCTATCATACGGCTCAGCCTTTATGTCGAGAGCTGGATCCTCATCCGATGCAATAGCATCCGCAAGTGCTCCTCCAACTGTTCCATCGATTAAGTATCGAATCCCCATTGCGCTCGCTATCCAATGCTTGTACATCTCATCATTCTCAATACTCTTAAAGACATAAGCTGTCACGTAATGTTCGACAAAGATATCAAGGACATCGATGGGGCATTCAGTGGAGTCTAACGCAAAGGTTTGATTTGTTGTAACTCGAAGCCTCAGCTCAAGTCCGCTTTCCGCAGGTCGATCAATCACAATAGTCGATCCAACTCGCATCCCATAAAGTGGCCAGCCTTGTTGATTGTCCTCGGAGTTGATAACATGCTCATCCCACCAAGATCGAGTCTTGCATTTTAATATCATATTCCTCGATCCGCTTGCCTCAACAATTCGAGCAGTTATGATGTTCCGAAGGCCACTGATCCCTGAGATATCCACCGATGTAGCACTCTCAGTTATCTCGATATCGCTTTCAACACTCTGAGCATCCTTAAATGGATGTCTCAGGAGCGCTACCTTGAGCGCTGTATCGCATAGCGAATTCTCAAGCGCTTCCTTCGTCCTCCCCGTATGCAATCTAACGAGAGTCTTAATCTCCGTCCTCGTCCGAGCCATCAGCTATCTCCTCCTAAGCATTCATCTTTACAAAAGTTCCAGCTGTACCGGATCCCACAGAAACAGTGATGATATACGCATTCTCAGAGCCATCAGCGTAATCATACGCCAAATCTCCCGCCAGCGCAGGATAAGAAGCATAATCCGTGCTCGCAATCACAGGAGCTCCTGTGCAATACCACTTAGCTCGCTTTTTAAGCCCTTGACATCCGCCTCTTGCCCATCCAAGCTTCCGACAAATACTATCAAAAACTCTTCCTTTATTCTCTGCTATTGATATATTAGTTACAGCCATTTTTTATCCTTTCTTTACCAAATGTTACCATTGAATTTATCCTCATCAATCGATTCAGACGCAACGAGAACCTTATCATCATAAACATCTCCAGTTACCCAATCGCAATCAATGAAGAACGAAATATCGTCAGGATCAGCAAATCCTACAACGGCCTTTGGAGATGCAACTGATTCGATTAGCTGAATCCCTTTCTTTCCCATTTCCTTATCAACCAGCTCAAAGCTTATTGTCGCTTTCATTTCGTCTCCTTAAAGCCATGGATCGAATGCCTCCGGAATAAGTCACTCCGCCTATGGTGATCCAATCGGGAAAATATCGCTTCATCATCCCCATGTCACGAATTCTATCCGTATCATGACAGACTACCAAAGGAATCGAGCTATCAGCAACGTACCAATATGCGATATATCTGTCCATTGGACTCCCAGGCCCATCAATGAATGCCATATCAACATCAAACCTTGGAGGAAGATCAAACATATTATACGTAACGATCTTCGAGTTCTTAAGATCAAGTTGAGGTAAATACTCAGGAAAGCTTTCAAGAGAGATTATCTCAATCCCGAGCTTATTCATCAAAACTGTTGATAGCCCTGAGCCGAACTCAACAATACTCTTAACATCCCTTTGATCAGCAATCGAGGCAAGAAGAATCCATGTACCTACATCAATTCTATACGAAGAGCTAAACATCTCCTTATGCTCATCATAAGCATCAACGCACCAATTCTCCCATTCCTTTGATGATAATCCTTTTTTCACGTCTAAGCTCATCAATTCTCTCCAGAAATTTGATGAAAGATGGATCAAATGTATGCTGGCTATGATGAAAGTAAAATAGATAGATGTGATCATCCTTCATTGAATTCAGAATCTCAAACATTTTATTTACATTATCACCATAAGCGCTCAAGACATACTCCCAATCCTTTTCATTTTCTCCATCATCGCTTACATCTCTGACCATCCTGGTAGCAGCGTAGATTTCATCAAGATACTCCCCCCATCTTCCGCCAATAGATCCATAAGGAAGAGCAAGCAGACCAACGCCGTCATTGAATCCATGCTTAGCAAGCCACTCATCGGTTCTCTCTATACTCTTAAGCGTTCTCTTAAGACTAAGTGAGATCGCTGATGAATGTTTCCACATGTGATTTGCTATCACATGTCCCCACTCATCATGCATCTTCTTAAGCATCCAGAGATACAGCTTCCCAGGACGATCAAGCATCGAAGGATTAACAAAGAAAGTCCCTGGGATGTTGAATCGATACAATCCTCTTGCCCATTTGAATTGATCCAAGTTTCCGTCATCAAAGCTCAGTGAAATAATCGGCTTAACCATCTGTTCTGCCCTCCGGTATAACGCACGTAGTTGGAATCACGGTCTCATTGAATCGCCGGCGTAGCAATCCTACGTTCTCCGGATAAACTATCTCCGACATCCCTACATGGCCAAGATGAATCCTGGTATCCACAAGAACCCTTGCTCCAAGCTCCGTCTTGAATTTTAAGCATAGATTGATATCATGCCTAAAATATCCATCGACGAAGTAAGGCATATTGATCAAATGAAGCTTCTCGAGATTGATGAGCGTACATCCCATCGCGCACGCATCAACCTTCACTACAGTTTTATCTTTCAAAAGTGCAGGCTGCAATTTACCTTCTTTATCAAACGCGAAAGCAACCTGCTCATAGGGATAGTATCTTTTATGAATAAGGCCTGATACCATCGCAGCATCTCCATTCTCCATAAGAAGCTTCAGCATATTTCCTGGAACAATGTGATCGGAATCCACGAAAAGGAGATGTGTGCAATGCTGTCTCATCGCAGCACTTGCTATCACATTCCTTGCTCTGGTGATCTTGCAACCACAGACTCCAATCAACTCCAGCTTAAACTGAGACTTCCAAGCAGCGATAGCTGCAAGGTGATTGTAATAAGCCGTAGGACTCACCATATCTGCTACAGGCAATCCTATCCCTATGAGAGGCTCTGCTTTCTCTTTCTTCTTCTTCTTTTTAACCATCTCTCTGCTCCTTTCGCATTGATTAAAGACCTCTGATAAACACATTCAAAGCTGTAATCGCGGCCGCAGCCGTTGCTGCGTGATCCTCAAGCACAATTGCGTATGTTGGATACAACGGCCCAGTTCCGAGGCCTTGATCATCCGCGAACAGCGTTGCTGATGCGGCAGTCCCAGTATTTGTGCCTGTTTGACACTTCATACATGCACCTGCAGTGAACGTATTATCAGTCCCTGCGAGGCACTTGCCATCCGCGTGGAATCCATAGATTTGTATCCAGCCGTAGTCCGCAGTCCCCATAGCTGCCATGGTGACTCCGGCGAACAAGCCGAGATTGGTATCAGATGCGTGGAGAATGGTGTGCTCGATAGTTGTCAAGCTACCGGTTCCGCCAGCAATGTCAAAGCAAACGGGCTGGTTTGCGAGGAAGTCTGTAGCCGTTTTAGCCTTGACCCATCGATAGACCTTTCCGTCAGCCTCGAATCTCAACGTCCCGACACCTTCGACATCAGAGGTTCTCGTTTCAGTCAGTTCTGTTTCAAATAAAGTTTTTATACTCATTAAAAAGCTCCTTTCTATTAGCCTGAGTACTCCATGCATCCATGTCGACGAGGCTGATCGGTGATCAATCCCGTGGTCATACATACGATGAACATAACGGATTCCAGTTGATTGGTTGTGGTTCGCCAGGTAGTCGGGCTGAACCATACGTCAGGATC